CTCGCAGACACTGTGGAAATTAAGAATGCCGAACTTGTAAACGGCATGCTTAAGATTTGGCTCGAGAATATCATTCCAGATTCAAAGAAGCCTAAGAAGATTGATATTACTGATACTGCCACTGAGAGCAAAGTTGCTGATACAAAGCAACTCTTAACAGAAGATAAGAAAGCAAAGTAATATGATATCTATAGGAAAAAAAGTATCTCGCTGGCTTAAACGTCAAGCGAAGATGAGAAAAACTGTTCGTGAACTTAGTGCTCTTTCAGATAGAGACCTTGCAGATATTGGTATTCATAGAACTAATATCTATGACGTAGTAAGATCACGCATATGATTGATGCTGTAACTCTTCTAGTAACAGCTGTCATAGGTCACATGTTTTTCAAACATACATAAGGAGAACAATATGTGGCCATATACAGTAGACGAATTAGTCTTCATCAATACAGGAGCAAAATGATGGAAGAACTTAACACATTCATTGATACAGTACAAAGTACGAAGAAAGCTGTAGTAAAATCAGTAGTAACTAATCCAGTTATTGCTGAAAGTCTTAACGGGTTTGTAGATGCTCAGACTGCATACACTAAGGAAGCAGTAAAGGCAACAGTAAGTGCAGTTGGTGTAATCACAAGTGAACTTGCTAAGATCCAAGAACAGCTTTGGAATGGTAAGTCGTTTAAGGCAATGCAGACAAAGATGAGTGATGAACTCTATTCATCTTTCTGGAAAGAAGCCTTTAAACACTATAATCCATCTTACAAGTAATTAGAGGGGCTACGGCCCCTCTTTTCATAAATAGATATATGATAACATTTAAAGAATTTACAGAGAATTTTATGGACGGTAAGAATCCTCAAGATAAAGGGGATAGCAAACGTCATGGGGTTCCTACAAAAGCTTCAGTCTCTACTTTACGTAAGATAGCTAAACAAGGCGGTCGTAAAGGACAATTAGCACACTGGCTAGCTAACATGAAAGCTGGTAAAGCCAGAGCTAAAAATAAGTAACAGTTGAATTTATTTAAATATCATTCTAAAATATAGAATGAACAAATACAACCGAGACATAATACGTAAACAAATCTTAGAGTACGCTCCTAAGATGCAACCGCTATTGCCTCCTTTAGATTCTCATCCTGTTAGAGGAGCAATACCTCATATGTATTCTGTGCTTGAAGGTGTGTTTGGTAAACCTATTAAAGACGTAAGAGATTGTCGACTACAGGATGCTTTAGATATTTTAAAGTTTACGTTGGATAATGTTAAAGAGTATAGTATAATGAAACAATTACGTGAACGATACTCCCCTGAGCCAGACGATCTTCCTTCTCCTACATTGGATATTTTCTTTGAGTAAATTTTATACTTCTGTTGCACTAAACCGCAATAATATTCTTCTTCGTGGTTATGAAGATGGTCAACGTGTACAGCATACTATACCTTGTAAACCTTATTTGTTTATTCACTCAAAGAATAATAATGGCACCTCTATATTATTAATGACTATTATTCCGGTGATATTGATTATGATCCTAGACTTATATCTATAGTTAATATCGATATCGAAGTCGCGGCTGATCAAGGCTTTCCTGATATTCAGACTGCTGACAAAGAGATCACTGCTATCACAATGAAGAAAGATGACATGTATGTTGTTCTTGGTTGTGGTGAGTTTACTACAGATGACCCTAAAGTAAAATATCTTAAGTGTAAAGATGAGAGTGAACTACTCTTAAAATTCTTAGATGTATGGCGTGCAAAACAATTCTCACCTGATATTGTTACTGGATGGAATATTGAGTTCTTCGATATTCCCTACATCGTTAACCGCATCAAGCGTATCCTTGGTGATAGTATGGCAAAGAAACTATCACCATGGGAACTTCTAGAAGAAAGAACTGTTACTATTGCAGGACGTGATAACCAAGTCTACGTCCCTGTAGGCATTTCTCTTCTTGACTATATGCAGATGTACCGTAAATTTACTTTTACGATGCAAGAGTCATATCGTCTAGACCATATTGCTAATATTGAACTAGGTGAACGTAAACTCGATTATTCTGAATACGAAAGTCTTTTTGACCTTTACAAAAAGAACTACCAGCTATTCATTGAGTATAACATTCGAGACGTTGATCTGGTTGGTCGTCTAGACGATAAACTGAAACTGATTGAGCAGGTATTTGCTATTGCTTATGATGCTAAGGTGAACTATCAAGATACGTTTACCTCTGTGAGAATGTGGGATGTTATCATCCATAACTACCTGCTCAGTCAGAACATAGTTGTTCCTCAACTTAAGGTAACCGAGAAAGAAAGACAGATTATCGGTGCCTATGTTAAGGATCCTCAGGTTGGTATGCATAAGTGGGTTGTCTCGTTTGACTTGAACTCTCTCTATCCTCACTTGATTATGCAATATAATATTTCACCGGAGACATATGTCGGTCACGTTTCAGCCATTAACGGTGAAGATGGTGTGGAGAAAATATTAAATGGATACCTTAACGAGCCTTCTGTTCGTAATCAGCTTCTATCTTCCAATCTTACTTGTGCTGCTAGTGGCTGTATGTTTGACAAAGATTATCAAGGTTTTCTTCCCCGATTGATGCAGAAGATGTATGATGACCGTGTCATCTACAAAAAGAGAATGATCGAGGCAAAGAAAGAAAAAGATTCAATTGAACTCAGCATATGGTGCATTATCTAACGCATACTTTAGATGGTTTGATAATAAATTAGCCGAATCAATTACACTATCTGGTCAGCTCTCTATTAAGTGGATGGAAAGAGAGATGAACAAGTATCTAAACAAACTATTTAAGACTAAGGATAAAGATTATGTCATTGCTTGCGATACGGATTCTATGTACATCACGCTTGACGCTTTGGTCGGTCAATTTTTTAATGAAGGCGATGCAGTTGAACCAATCGTCAAATTCTTGGACCGTGCATGCGAAGATCGCATTGAACCTTTTATTGAGTCATGTTACGAACAGCTTAGCGGATATGTTAATGCCTACGATCAGAAAATGAAAATGAAACGAGAAGCTATCGCTAATAAAGGCATCTGGACTGCTAAGAAGCGATATATTCTTAATGTATGGAATAACGAAGGTGTTCAGTATTCAGAACCTAAACTAAAGATGATGGGTATCGAAGCTGTTCGTTCTTCTACCCCTGCTGCATGTCGCGCTAACATTAAAAAGTGTATTAATGTTATTATGAACGAAACTGAAGAAGCTACACAAGAGTTTATTCAGAAGTTTCGTAATGAGTTTAGTACTCTACCTTTTGAAGATGTTGCATTTCCCCGTGGTTGTAAATTAACTCATGATGGTGGTATGGGTAAGATACCATACAAACTAGGTGAGAAAGCACTACCTATTCACGTAAGAGCAGCACTACTCTATAATGATCTTCTTAAGAAGAAGAAACTTGATCAGAGATTTCCTCTTATTCAAGACGGTGATAAGATTAAGTTCTGTTATATGAAAATGCCTAACCCTATACGTGAAAACGTTTTTGCATGCCCAGGTACTCTACCAAGACAGCTTGGTATGGATCAATACATAGATTATGATACACAGTATGATAAGGCATTTGTCGAACCTATTAAGACTATTCTCGATGCTATCGGATGGCATGTTGAGAAACAAAGTTCCTTAGAAGAGTTTTTTGTATAAAGGATATACTTATGGCAAAGAATGAAATAGATCTAGATTTCGATTTTGGGTTTGACTTCAGTGACGACTTAACTGATGCAGTTAATGAGAAAGAACAGCAAGCAGCTATAGCTCAGACAAAAGCTGAGACAATGTATAAAATGATAATGCCACTACTTAACAATCTTAAGAAAAATCCAGATAAGCCAAATATTGTTTGGCCTGATCGTGAGAAAAAGATTGATGAATTTATCAAAAAATTGGATAATGTATTAAAGAGCTAATTGTACAGGAAACTATATTATGTCACTTATTAACCGTTTGATTAAAAATTCTACTATAGAAGATACAGCAGTGCTTACCGATTCTAAAATTTACGGTAAGAAAGATATGATTCAAACTAACGTTCCTATGGTGAACGTAGCACTATCAGGTAGTGTAGATGGAGGCTTGACACCTGGTCTTACAGTTCTAGCTGGACCATCTAAACATTTTAAGTCTGCCTTTTCTCTCCTTATGGCATCGGCTTATATGAAGCAGTACCCAGATAGTGTTCTTTTATTCTATGACTCAGAGTTTGGTACTCCTAAGGGGTACTTTGAGTCATTCAATATTGATATGGATAGAGTGCTTCATACACCTATCACTGATATCGAACAACTTAAGTTTGATATTATGAAACAGCTTGCAGAAGTAAAACGTGATGATAAGGTCGTTATTGTCATAGACTCTGTTGGTAACTTGGCTTC